GGCTGGCATACTCCATCACTATTTGATGAAGATACCAAAGGAAAGAAATCATTCTTTAGTGCGGTTATCGCAATTCAACGTCTAGCTGATATGCTAGCTGGAGGATTTCTAGATGAGTATGAACTCGTATATTATGGTGGGAAGCCTGCTTGCGAACTTTCTTTTGCTGTGCTTCTACCTGATGGTTTCCGATTGCGTGGGTTTGTTGACGCAGTACTTAGGAATAAACAAACGGGAGCCATCCTCGTCTTGGAATGCAAAACAACAGGCTTCACGACGATCAATCCTGCTACATATAAAAATAGCGCTCAGGCTATTGGTTATTCTATTGTTCTCGATGTGCTATTTCCTGACCTATCTAGCTATGAAGTTCTTTATCTAGTTTATCAGACTACACAGCGAGAGTATCATCCGATTCCATTCACGAAATCATATCTTCAGCGAGCACTCTGGATTCGAGAACTGCTACTAGATATTGAGATCATTAAGATGTACTCTGAAGTTGAGATCTTCCCAATGCGTGGCGAGAGCTGTGTATCATTCGGAAGAGACTGTGAGTACCTTCAGAGCTGCAATCTTAGCACGGCGTATCTCACGAAGCCTTGTACACCTGAAGAAGTAGATAAGACAGAATATCAAATCAATCTAACACTAGATGATCTAATTAGTACACAACTGGAGAAAACATCATGACTACACTAAACTTTCGTCACATTGAATTCTTGATCGACATTGCGGAAAGTACTTCAGATCTCAATAAGATGTCAGCAACTAAGATTAAAAGATTTAATGAACTTAAAGAAGTAGATATGGTTTGCTTACATGAAGATAAACCTTACCCAAAATTGACAACTAAAGGTGAAGAAGCTCTTTCTTGGCTTGAACATCAATTGAATAAACTAGTAAGGCTTCAACCATGAAACTCTCAGATAAAGCAGCAAACAAAACCCACCGCATCATGCTCTTCGGCCCACCCAAATCTGGCAAGACACAACTTGCTGGAGAATGTGCAGCAGAGTTTGATCTAATATGGATTGATATGGAGAACGGCATTGACACACTCAAGAAATTCCCAAAAGAATGGCAAGATCGAATCGAAGTTATCTCTCTTCCAGACACTCGTTCTTATCCCATCGCGATTGAAACTTGCCTTAAGCTCATTAAGGGTGGGCCTGTATCTATTTGCGATTCACATGGTAAAATTGATTGTCCTCATTGTAAGAAGTCCGGAGCATCGTTTGTCTCTGTGGCCCTTAACTCTCTTCCTGCTTCTACTATTGTCGTCTTTGATTCTATTACTCAGCTAACCAATTCTGCGATAGCTAATATCACAAAGGGTCAAGCTGATGACTACAAGATGCAGACAGATGACTGGGGAAACCTTGGTAAACTTATGGATATCTTCATGAGTCATGTTCAAAATGCTCCATACAATGTGATCTGTATCAGCCATGAAACTGAAGTGGAGATGGTAGATGGCAAACCAAAGATTGTACCAACGACTGGGTCGAAAAACTTCTCTCGCAATACCGCAAAGTACTTCGACGAAGTTATCTATCTTGAAGTTAAGAATGGAAAGCATCGAGCAGGGAGTTCCACTGTCTATGCAAACAGCATTCTTACTGGCTCCCGATCAGGTAGCATCCTTGAAAAAACAGATAAACCAAGTCTTATCCCAATTTTCAAAGGTGAAGTGGAAGTTACCGGAGCAGCATCAGAACAAAATCCAGGAACTCCAGCAGCCACAGCAGTTAGACAACTCGGAATTCTCGGAGATGCAAATAAAATTAGTGGAGCAGTTAGTCAGGGAAGCGGACAATCTTCTAGTACTAACAAGCCCATGTCGGCAATCCAGAAACTTAAAGCAGGAATGAAATCATGAGCCCTAGAGAAATTGAAGAGCTTCAAGATGCTATCATACAAAAGAAAGCTATCAATGAACAGCAACAGCAGTCTAATGATATTCAATCAACACTGAATCAACGAAAGAATACTCACGGAGATTTTAGAGATAACGCTTCTATAATGCAAGCTCTAAAAGCTACAATGCGAGCCGGAAAGAACTGGGATATTAATCTCAGCACTTTCCAGAAAGAGGCTCTCGAAATGATTCAACACAAGATCGGAAGGATTCTGTCCGGGAATCCAGACGAGCCAGATCACTGGCATGACATTGCAGGATATGCTACGCTTGTAGAAAATATTCTGCTTACCGGACAATCGCATCGAACTGAGCAAACTAAACCAGCTCAAGACATTAAAATCACTTTTTAACCTTACTTGAAAGAAACTACTATGTCTACTGAAAACTTCAATATGGATTCCCTCCTTGATGGCACTCTGGATGATCTTGCAGATGTTCCTGAGTTTCGTGCTTTCCCTCCTGGTAGCCATAAGGTTACTATCAGCTGGGATACGAAGCCAAAAGACAAGGCTGGTTATATTATTCTGAAGCTCAATGCTCTTGAGACTTTGGAATTGAATGATGCATCTGATACTCCGCTGGTTCCTGGAACTATGGCAACTATGCAGTTCAATATGCAGAATGAATATGGCCAGTCTGCTTTCCGTAAGATCATGACTTCTCTTGCAGCTAGTTACGGGCAAGGTAGCAATCGGGAACTGATCGAGAAATCGGAAGGTTCTGAATGTGTTGTGATTACGAAACTGAAGGCCGGCAAGAAGAAGGAAGGTCAGTCTGAAGTCCCGATGTTCTTGGATATTGTTGAACTGGGAGTACTGTGATGAGCGCAAAAGATTGTGTAGCTCAAACTACTGAGCATGTAGAGCCTAAGACTGTTGGCGAACTTCTGGATCATAAGATTGCCCTCACTCGACACCATCTTGAAAGGCTTTGCATCACCAAAGCTAAGGCAGAGACTCTTCAGATTCTCGACTATCAAATTGAATTGCTCCGTGAAGTTCTCTGGAGCTAATCATCTCATTGTGATCTAATATAGCACTCCCTTCTAGTTTATCTGGTTGGGAGTGTTTCAGTTAGCTCATCGCATTCCATTCTCCTACCCTCCAATCATATGAATGCAGCATTCCTTGGCACCTTCGAAGATAAAGAATATGCGCACAGACTCAAAGTAATGTTTGGTGGAGTCCCTACATATATTGTATGTGAGCCAATCAATCTACTGACTCACCTTGAACTATACTGTGCTAAAAGAAATGTGATTCGTGTAGTCTCTACTCAGATTCCGTTGCTTCTGAAACTTCTTCATCTCGAAGGCAATCAGAAAGATAAAGCATCACTCGATGACTATGAAGGTTCTCTATTCTCCTACAAAGGAATTGAGATTGTCTTCATCAAACCACTCAAGCTGCTTCTCTCAGTTCCAGAACAATCATTCATCACATCCAGATTCATATCTAAGGTAGTGAATCCAGCTGCCTGGAATGAACCTACTGAGTTCAAGTGGTCACTGGCCGATCCATCAAACATTCAGGGATTCTATGAGACATTCAAACTGGCTTTTGCAATTGCGATTGACATTGAAACATATAAAGAAAATCTTACCATTCGATGTGTGGGATATACTGCTGGCTTTCTCGATAGCCTGGGTAATATTTCAACTGTTTCAATCGTAATTCCTCTTGATTCAACTTGGGCTCTAGCTTGGGTACGGAAGTTCAATAGACTGCCAGCTCAGAAAATCTTTCAGAATGGTAAGTATGATAACAGTTACCTACTGCGATATAATGCCACTCCCACCAACTGGCTATGGGACACAGCACATTTCTTTCACGCTTGGTATGCAGAGCTACCAAAAGATCTTGGTTTTCTTAATGCCTTCTTTCTTCGCAAAGTGGTTTATTGGAAAGACCTTGCAGAAACGAATGATCTTGAGCAATATTACAGATACAATGCTCTTGACACTTGGGCAACGTTCAATGTCTGGATTCAGCAAATATTGCAGGCACCAGAATGGGCAAAGAGGAATTATGTTCTGGAATTCCCTCTGGTATATCCGTGTCTATTGGCGGAAATGACTGGTATTGAGCGAGACATTCCTCGCATGGTAGAAGCAAGAAAAGAACTAGATGAGACTGAATCTAGAATGCTCACCTCTCTTCGCAAGATGATTGGTGTTCCAGATTTCAATCCAGGATCTTGGCAACAAGTTCAAAAGCTTCTTACAATTCTTGGCTGCAAAGATATCACATCTACTGATACCAAGAGTATTGCTAAAGCGAAGTTCCGCCATCCTCTAATCAATCGAATCCTATCTCTCATCTCAGTTTCTAAAGATGAAGATACCGATTGCATTCGAGGTCTTCGAAAGATTCGATCGAACTATCTTCGCCTAGATAGCGATGCAGATAAAGGAAAAGATAATGGAAGCAAAGAATTTAAAGGAAGAGTTCTGTACGCTATCAATCCGCACGGAACAGACACTGGCAGGTGTGCTAGCAGAGACCACCACTTCTGGTGTGGATTTCAAATTCAAAACATACCTACAGGACCTGAAGTCAAGCAAACTCTTAAAGCCTCAGGTGGATTCTATCTTGCCGAGTGTGACTTGGAACAAGCTGAGTCTAGAGACACGGCACACATTTCTGGAGATACTGCACTCATTAATGCAGTCTCAGGTTCCAGAGATTTCCATAGTGTTAATTGCAGTTCATTTTTCGGCATTCCTTACGTATCTATCTACGACGATGCCGCTCAAAGAACTCTCAATAAACCACTACGAAATCTTGCCAAACGGGTCAACCATGGAGCTAACTACAACATGGGGCCTGGAGTCCTAGTAGATACGATGGGATTGAAACATATCTATGAAGCTAGAACTCTATTGAACCTATCTACATCTGATCCAAAGAAGATTGCGGAGTATCTTCTGGCTCAGTTCCACAAAACCTATCCAGCAATTCGAGATAAATATTATGCAGGAGTCATCAATGAAGTTGGAACTACCAGAAGACTTACCAGCCGAGCATATCATCACACACGTTATAATTCAAGCAAGTATAGCGCTGTACAATATATATCAGATGGAGACTGGACAAGATATTGTTTCGGTGACCCTAGCAAAAACAAACAACACCTTAACAGCTACGTGGCACATTGCCCCCAATCCCTCAATGCACGTACATTGAATGAAGCATTCATGGAGGTATTCTATGAGATTGCACTACCAAACCCGCTCGATTACAGGTTGCATGCTCAGATTCACGATTCGATCCTCTTCTCGTATCGCCCAGGAAGAGAAGATCTTGCAGATCAAACAAGGAAATGTATGGAGATTCCTATTACGGTCCGCGATGTTTCTGGAGTTAGTAGAACCTTCACAGTCCCAGCAGCACTTAAGCTAGGGAAGAAGGATAAAATAACTGGTGAGCTCAAGAGAGCTATTTACTGGTCCGAGACTGAGTAGGAGAATATAATGATGCCTCTAGATACTGTGGCTCATATACAAATGTATATAGATCGCCATGAGACTGTTCTTGGATTTAAACCTACAGCAGTAGGAATTTCAAAGAAGCATTGGCCAAATATTATGAAAGAGTTTGAATCTATGCGACGATATACAGAAGTAGATGGAACATCTACAACAGCTTGGTATATGGGCAGAGTTAGATTGATTCTGAATCCACTGATGGAGGACTTGATATGATCACACTAAACCACTATAAACGAGATACAGTAATACTAGTTCTCACAGAGAATAGTGTAGAACAATTACAATATCTTCTCAATCGCGCACTCAACTGTCTTCCACCTCATGATCCAAAGTGGAAGGAATGGTTCGAACTTTCCGATAAGATAGAAAAGAACTCAGCGATTCCCCTCTAAGTAGAAAGCGTGGTGTCCTCATGGCCGAGGATATTTTCAAGAACTTCCTGCATCTCAATAGTGAGACAGAGACTCATGCAGTGTATTATCGCTGGTCTCTGATCTCCACTATTGGTGCAGTACTAGGAAGACAGACACATCTACAGCACGGCCATTTCCATATCTATCCTACTCTATATACAATGCTAATCGGCACTGCTGGTGCTAGAAAATCTACAGCAATTAAGCTATGCAAAAAGATTCTGCGCGCCACAGGTTATGATACCATTGCAGCAGATAAAACATCTAAAGAAAAGTTTCTCGTAGACCTAGCTGGTGAAGGTGATGAACATGATCCAAAGAGTGTAGATGATATACTCGATCAGAATCTATTCGGACCTTCAGCAGTAGGAAAGGACTGTGAAGTTTTCATTATGGCTGATGAAGCTAATGACTTCTTCGGAATGAATAATATTGAGTTCCTATCTCTTTTAGGCAATCTGTGGGACTATGAAGGCATCTTTACCTATCGAATCAAGACAGGGAAATCTCTAGCAATCAATAATCCAACGATCAGTATACTGAGTGCAAATACACCTACAGGATTCGCTGCTGCATTTCCCTCTGAGATTCTTGGGCAGGGATTCTTCTCTCGACTCCTACTAATTCATGGAGAATCAAATGGAAAAAGATATGCTTTTCCAAAAGGAATGCGATCAGAAGAGATTGGAGAGTATGCAGAACTTCTCCAAGGAATTAAACAGGCTGCAACAGGAACTATTAGCCTTACCAGAGGAAGTGAGAAACTACTCGAAAAGATATATACTACTTTCAAGTATCTACCTGATCCGCGATTTGAGAGCTACTCTACAAGACGCTTCAGCCAGCTACTCAAACTATCTATTATCCAAGCTGCAACAAGACTGGCCTCCAGTATAAGCGAGGATGATGTAATCTCCGCTAACACAATCCTCCATCACGCTGAACTCTACATGCCAAAAGCTCTAGGCGAATTTGGCAAGAACAAAGA